CGATACTCACCAAGGACGAACAGGACTGAAAGCACCTGCTTCCGATAGAGGTCAAGCCGCTCGCGGGGAAAATCACGGTAGCCAAGCTTGACATTGCTCTGAGCGTTGAGTCTGTCAAAGATGTGAACCCAGACCGCACTGTGACTGTGTGAGCTGAACACCCCGAAAAACAATGAGAGGGATACGCCGCACCGGGAACCAGACTGATGGAGTCAATACCGGTCTTGTTGCGGAAGAACGAACCAGCCGGAGACAAGACCGAAGGCTCGAAAGTCTTCACGGGATACCCGTCGATGGTGTCGGGAATCACAACGACCGCGCCGCCTACGCCTACGTCGTAGTCTATCAGGTGGACTTCTCCTCCCGAAACGCTCCAATCCCATCCGTCTGCCGTGGCCTCCGCACCTGTTAAATCGTAACCGCTTGGCGGATCAACAGGTACCACGCGATTCCGGATTTGCTGCAAAACTCCCGGTGTAAACAAATGACTCACGCGACACCTCCTAGCACCAGCCATTGGTCTTGTGCCACTTGGATCAACTGAACAACGGTATGCTCTCCGTCGGTTTTGACTTCGCCTAGAAAGTTTACGCCGGATTCGCCGATCAACGTGACAACACCTGCTAGCACTTGTTCAATAGTGATAACCGCGCCAATCTCAAAATCAACACTCGTATGAACCGGCACAGTAACGGTAATGGCGTTCGCGTGAGACATCCGGACCAGTTTTCCGGCATCATCAAGGGTCAGCGAATAGGAAGTTGCCTCCTGCAAGTTGATACCAGCCAACCGCTCCTGCGCGTCGGGCGGCGCGTGAGGGTCTTGGCTGTGATCGTAAGCAATCTTTCCTCTATCGCCGCGATAGGCAGTTACGTCAGTTTCACCAAGGGACATCGCAGGGGCGGACGTAGAATCAACCCATGCGGTCGTGCCTGTGTCCCAAATCCACATTGAAGACGTGCTTAGCACGTAGGCGTACCATCCAAGCTGCCCTGTTGGTTCGGCAGCGATCAGTTCCGTGTCGCTATCAAACACACCTCTGTTATTCAAATCAACAGGCGTAACGTGACTATGACTCTCAATAGTGCCCGTCAACTTCGCTTCGATCTCTTCCTTGGTTATATGCGAATTTTTCTGCGCGTTTAACGGGGCGTGACTTGTTTGGCTGTGATCGTATGCCACTTTTCCGCGATCCCCGCGATAGGCGGTCTCAGAAGTCTCACCCAATTCAATATCGGAAGTCCCGCTTTCAGCAGCATCTATGGCAGCCCTGATAGCCGTCTCAGTTGCCAATGATCCGTCCGTTGCGCCGTCTGGTCGTATTTCCGTAAGGATCGGGAGCCCTTCTTTTAATTCCTTGCCGTCCACCCCGCTCCACTGCGGAATCCGGTCCACTTCCGTCACGGAAGGGCCAGCGATAGCGTCACCCACGCCGATATACTCTTTGAGCTTCTCCAACGTGAGTTTCCGTCCCTCTCCACTGCGGAGAACGTAAATCGCATCGGTATCGTTGGCTTCCGTGATAGCAGATCGCGCCGCAACGTGAGCAGCAAGCCCCTCATAAATCGCAGTGTTAATTGCGCTCAGAGTTGTTTTCCGTGCGCCGGAACCCTGCGTCACGAGCAGGTTGTCCGTGGTTGACAACGCAACTGAATCGGAAAGGCTGGATATGTCCAAGACCCCGGCCTCAATGGCGGACTGAACAAAGCTGGCCAAGTTCGCCAGGGTGACGGTTTTTTCGGTCGCTCCGTCCTTGAGCGCCAGTTTGCCCGAAGACGGGTTCACCTCATCGGCCTTATCCCAGATGATGTCAATGGCCCGTTGAGTGACCAGATCCACGTCAACCGGTTTCAAATTGCCGCCTTGCAACAAATACACGCCGTCACCTGCGCCAACACTTGATCCTGCGGCAATCGCTTCCACCTTGCCGATCACATGGTCGGTAACAGTCGCGGCAGTTGCCTTTCGAGGAGCATCGTTACTTGACACGGCAAATTTGTCGCTATCCAGAAGCGATGTTGCTTCCGTCATATCTATGATTTTAATACCCATTTCTCAATCTCCCCAGCTTACGAATTCGTACTGCTATCATTTCATACGCCCATTGCGTTGTCGAGTTCAGACAGATCGCAGCCCACGGACCCCGTGTCCGAGGACGAACCACCCGATTCCTCCCTCCAGTCCAGGTGCCTGACGCTGAAAATGCCACAACCGCGCTGATTGACTCCACAGCTTTGTCGGCCACCTCTTCCGCACTCACACCCGAAATCACGCCCCAACCCACCTCAGCGTCGTTCTGGTGCGCCATAACGCCGTGAATTTCGGATAGCAACGCATCGGTCATTTCCCCTTCGGCCACTTTAAATGGGCCAATAATCACTCGACTATCCAAGTCCTGCCCGTCATCGCTCGTCGCGTTCGTGCTGAATTTCCGTAAATACCCGTCTCGACACGCCAAAACAACATCAAACATCTCAACGTCGCCCTGCAATCGTGTTGAGGCTACCGGCTGCATTGCGTCAGGGAAGCTCATGGGCCAAATAGCGCGATTCTCCACGTCAAAGAACCAATGTTCGCCATCCCCGGATGCCGGCGTGATAAACAGATGAAATCCTTGATCCCGAATATCGTAGGCCATGGTAATCCGCTTGCCGGTTGGGTCGATATTCCGTAATTCTTCCGGCATACGACTGGCGCTCCACCGTTGCGGCGGATCAGAAGCCCCTGCTTGCATCAGATACACCCCGTCACTGCTTAAAAACGCAACAGTCTCGTCCGGAGCCTTCGCCCATGCTGTTGGTGATAGCACCCCAATACCGCCACCGAACTGAGTCATTTGCCCCGTAGCCGGGTCGCCCTGCAAGAGCCACATATCGTTTCGAGACGCAAACACCAATGCCGCGTCACCGCGAGGGATCATGGCTTGAATCTTNTCTCCGATCCGCCCGCTTCGTTCNACCTGGCCGGCAACCGCGCGCCCTTCGTCTTCCATATCCCCGCCGAAATCCCAATCAAGCGGGTCGCCTTGACGGGACGCATACCAGATGTGATTCTCTCCACCCAAAACGATCCTGTCACGGTACAGAGCGATGAACAGGCATCCGGTAGGGGCACTGGACGAAACAGGCTGCACCACGCCTGTTAATGGATCGTACACCCGCAATACGTTGTCGGCGAGATAGAGTTTCCCTGCGCGCTCAACCACGTCAAAGGCTCCCGAGTTTCCCACAGCACCAACACTGGCCACGGCTGTTTCAAACACAATCTCAGAAGCACCGATCTGAACCGTGTTGGCACCAATATCCAACGAGGCCGTGACGGAACCCACCGTTGATCCGTCCACTGTATAGAACTGGCCATCTGCGATAACCACGATCTCGTGAATTCGGTCTCCGTTCGCTTTTACGGCCGTAACGGGCGCCACAGCAGTAATCGGAACATCGAATTCGTGATCGACGACCTTGGCCAGTCCGGGTCGGGACCCCCCGCGTCGGCGGGTTTTGATTGCACCAATGCTCCTTACATTGACTGCCCAAGGAGCAGTGAACGGAGGCGCACTCTCGTATCCCGATTGTCGAGCGACCCCTGCAAGCGGGAATACGAGTGACTTTTGTGCAACACGAGGCATCAGGCCGTTTGGACTTCTTTGAAGTCGCACGAAGCTAACGTGCCTTCATTGATATAAACCTTGGCATTTTCGGTGTCAATAAACAGACACCCTTTCTGGAATCCGGCTTGCCCGTCATCGGGTTTTCCGGTGCCACTGGCAGTCAAGAGTCCTTCAACCAAAGGATCTTCCTGTTTACCTTTTACGAGTGATTCGATTCTTGCGAGCATGTTACTTCTCCTTGTTTAGGTTTACCATGTATCGCCCTTATACGATACGGGATACGTATGGCCAAGAGCACGGCGAGGGAACGGTCCCTTATCCTCCGGTTGCCCCATAAAGCCAAAATACTGAGCACCCACTTTGCGATCTTGTTCGACGCTGGCCGCCAGCAACTCAATGAACCGCTCGTAATGTGCGCCCCTTTCATCATTCGCCCGTTGCTCTGCAACCGACAAACAACTTTCAATAATCAATTCAGCGTATTTCATCCCGCCCAGCGGGTACGGGTTGGCCTCTGTTAATTTCCCGGCATACGCCTCATACTGGTAATCGAGTTCATATTCCGCGTCAGGAGTCGGCCACCACAGTATCTCCAAACGCTGCCCGTCCGAACCGGTGCTTCCCTTGTGAGCCACAGCCGCACACTTCGGTCTGGCTTTATCGGCATTCTTTTGTCGAAGCGCTAAAAGTCGCCCTTGCCCGATCAACGGAACGGATCGAAGATGAGGCCCTTCGGAAAAATACATATCCCCATTAACTCGGGACAAAGTTGCCGGCAAATCATCGGAATCCTGATCAATGGTCGTTGTGAGACTCGCACGCGGCATCAAAAACGACCACTCACGTCCGGAAGATATATTCCCCACCGCCGGCGGATAATAGAATTGCCGCACACCAGACTGAACGTAACGATCCATTTCAGCCTTTTGATCGTCCGTCCATGCAGTAGAATCTGATCCGTACCCCAGGAAAGCAGCGACTTCCAAGAGTAGATCATCGAGATTAATTGATAGCGTTGATTCGCTCAACTCTTACCCCTTTTTTTGGGACTCCCCTTTTTGGGACTCCCCAGAGACCGTAGACAGAACTTTACCATCAATCATGTCAGCCATTAACGAACACAGGGCAAAACCCTCCGCCGTCAACCGGGACGGTCGCAACACATCATGCCGAAGCTTGAATTCCTTGTACACGTCAACCAGTGAATCAGGCAATTCGTTACCTTCATACCCCATTTCCTTGAACATGCTCACGGCAAATTCATCAATTCGCTGTTCTGTACTCTCTTTTTCTTTTGACATCTTTTCCTCGTGTGGTGATAGCACGGGGCCGGATTGGAACCGACCCCGCGCTATTGTTAATACTTCACTCCATTACGCAAGGGTAGCCCCGTCGTTCCCGATGAGGACCCAATCATTGCCCGTCCATTCCAGAACAGCCAACTCATCCGCCTCGTCAATCGACACGGAAGCCAGCGTAGTGCTGGATGTGGCATGATAGAACCCTTTAATCCCGTTGGTGACGGTCAGCACGTAGTCGTTGGTTGTCAACGTCCCCGTACCCAGAATCACTTTCCTTTCTCCGATAGTAGTTCCATCAGCCAGCGTTGCCGTCGCATCATCGGCGAGGGTGACACCTCCATTGACGATGGTCAGACCGCCAATCATCGGCGCGCCCTGCGCTCCACCCGCGTTCGACGGGCAAATAAACTGCACGCCTCCGCTTTCCGAACCGTCCAAGAGGTCCCCTTGAGCCTTCGGGTTACCACGGATGATGTATCCGTGAATCTTGCCCGTACCCGTCAGGGTATCCTTGGCCGGCGTGGTCGCCAGAACACACACGGTTCCACTGGTCACGCTGGACACCACG